GCGCCTTCCTGGAGCCGCTGCCTGTCGAGACGATGGTGCCAGCCAATCACCTTGTGCGGTCCGGTGCCGCCTTCTGCCTGGCGGCGCCGGGCGAGGTGTACGCACTTTATCTGCCCGAGGGCGGCGAGGTCGAAGTGGAGCTTACGGGGGGCAACCAGTATCGCGCGCGGTGGTTCGATCCACGTGGCGGCAACCCCCAAGCCTGGTACAAAGCAGGCACTCGCTTTCGGGCGCCTGATCTGCGCGATTGGGCGCTTTTCATTGAGAAGACTGGAGGTACGGCTCGCGCAGCTCCGATTGCGGCTTCCGCTCGCATAAGATCTACTCGCGGCCAACCGGTTGACGTCAGGCTGGCAGTATTCGGTGTAGGCAAGATGGCTGCCTATGAAATCGTCGATCCACCGAAACACGGACGGCTCTCAGGGGCTGGCGCAACTCGCGCCTACACGCCGGATCCGGACTTCACAGGTATGGACCGCTTCACCTGGCGCGCCGCGGGCTCAAACGTTGCAACAGTTTCGATCGCTGCAAACGCGAGCGGCGTCAACGCCCCACCGCGTGCCGAGGCGCAGACAGTGAATGTGCCCGCGAATGGCATCCGCTCATTCATTCTCGTATACAGCGACGATACTGATGGCCCAGGGCCATACGAAATCACAATCAACGTGCCGCCTAAGCACGGCAAACTCACCGGTCTGGATAACGACGTTACCTACACGCCTGCCCCAGGCTTCACGGGTGAGGACGTCTTCCAGTGGTCCGTGACGGACGGCCAAACACGCTCACAGCGTGCCACCGTGCGTGTGCGCGTTGAGCCGGTGAAAGCAGGGCCATAAGCGCACGTGCTGCTCTTGATCGCCCACCAGCATAACCGCCGCCGCCACCTCGAAATTCCCAGGCCCACTCCGACGGCAGTGTAGTCGGTCGGCAGATTGGCGCAGAAGATCCGCGCTGGCTGCGGCGATCGTGCGAGCAGGCGCACGTTCGTGACAGAAAATAGGTTTCAGACGCGTTCCGTCCACCGGCTCTCATACACACCCAGCCTGGCTTTGCGCTATTACCACGGCGTTCGGGCAGCGCCCTCAATCAATCACGGGAGCCTCTTGCAAAAGTTCAGGGCACGCACGTGACCATCAGAACGAAAAATGGAGGATTTGTTTGCAGGAGAGGTTGCAGCAAGATATTGTCACCTAAGAAAACCGATAGCGAGCCCATCCCCACATGCAGCATACCCCGCGCGGTCGTCACGCAATTCGCACACCTACTCCAGCAGGAGTTGTTCCCCGGCTGAAACAGGCGGTAGGCCCGCTGAGTGGGACGTTTGCTGTCGGGCGCGGCGTGCCACCGGCGGCCGTCCCGCCAAAGACCGGGCAGCGACGGGTGGATGAGCGGCTGCGGCGGATTTGCGGCTGGCGTGCGGCGCCGCATGAATCGAGCTTCTCGCGTGCTTTCGCGGAGTCCGCGCCAGCGAGTTGCCCCAGCACCAGGCGGTGGTAGCGGCCACGCACCGGCAAGATCTTCAAAATCGCCAGCAAAACAAGTCGTTTCAAAGCTACAGGCCTAAAGTCAAGAGCATTTCGCCTGAGTTCTGCAAGTGGATCACAGAGAAAATCATTTTTTCTTTCGCGTGTTTTCTTCACTTTAGCTTTGCGTATTCCTTTCGTAAAGGATTTTGCATGTTACTTTTTTGGCGGGTGAGAGCCGCCCAGCCCGGAGAAAGAATGCATATTAAACCAACAACAAAGAAAAAGGCATCGGGAAGTAAGAAGGTATCCCCTCCGGAGGTCACTGGGTGCGACGAGTGTCCGCAGCGGCCCGCAGGTGTCGAGGGTTTGCTGCGGCTCGTCGAGGCACGTTTACAGGCGGACGGCAAAGCAACTGTGACCGACTACATACGTCTGCTGGAACTGGCGAAGACCCAGGGCGTTAAGCAAGCGAAGGAGATCAAGGTATCGTGGGTCGAACCGACACCGGAATCCTAACTAGGGAAATAAAATACAAGCCCCTGCCGTCGCAGCGGCGCTTTCACGAAAGTGCTGCGCGCTTCAAGGGGTTTTCCGGACCGATCGGCTCGGGCAAGAGCCAAGCTTTGTGCCATGAGGCACTCAAGCTGGCGTACCTGAATCGCGGCGCTCTCGGTTTGATAGGCGCGCCCACGTACCCGATGTTGCGGGATGCGACGATGACCGCATTCTTGAGCGTACTTAACGACAATGACATACCGTACGACCTTAATAAATCAGAAAATGCAATCACATTAACTGACACCGAATCACGAATCATCTTCCGGGCCGTCGACGATTTCGAACGCCTTCGTGGCATGAACCTGGCATGGTTCGGGATGGATGAGCTGAGTTACAGCCCCGAGGAGGCGTGGACACGTCTAGAGGGACGCTTGCGTGATCCGGCGGCGATACGGCTTTGCGGCTTCGGAGTATGGACGCCTAAAGGGCACGATTGGGTGTACCGCCGCTTCATCAAGAATCGGGTGGATGGGTACGAAGTTGTAAAGGCCGCCCCGTTCGAAAACCGCTACGTCCTCGGCAAAATCGGAGACTTCTACGATCGGTTGAAAGGCAGCTACGACGAGCAGTTTTACAAGCAGGAGGTTCTCGGAGAGTACATCAATGCAAGTGGAAACCTCGTGTACTCCGCCTTTGACCTTGAGGTGAATGCTCAAACAGTGAAGCTGGACCCTCGTAAACCGCTGCGCTGGGCACTAGACTTCAATGTCGATCCTATGTCGTCTGTGGTGGCCCAGATCGACGGCGAGCAGGTGAAGGTGCTCGACGAAATCGTGATACGTCGCGCCACCACATTTGACGCATGCGAAGAGTTTCGAAACCGTTTTGGCAGCCACGTTGCCGGCGTAGTTGTCTATGCCGATGCTTCCGGTAATAACAGACAAACAACCGGTACAAGTGACATAGCAATTCTGAAGGACTTCCTAATACGCGCTGGATATAGCAACGTGACGTACAACATACCTACGGCAAATCCTCCCGTCAGAGAACGTATTCGCCTGGTGAACGCGAAACTGAAGAACGCAACTGGAGCTTCAGAGCTTACGATCGCTCCCAACTGCACGGAGCTGATCAAGGATTTCGAAGAGGTAATGTACAAGCCCGATACAACGATCGTCGACAAAGACCGCGATCCCAAACGAACCCATCTATCGGATGCGCTCGGCTATTTGATCCATCACGAGTTCCATGCAAGGGGCAAGTATGGAGAACAGCGCCGCCGGCTACCTGGTATTTGAATCGCTGCACTCAAAGGAAACTGTTTATGACGGATATCAGACGCGAACACCCCGAGTACGTGGCTCGCAAAGCAATGTGGAAAGCCTACCGTGACCTGTATGTCGGTGGGGATCAGCTCAAGCGAAATGCCTCACAGTACTTAGTCCAACGCCATAAGGAGCCGCCGCAAGTATACGGGGAGCGTTTAGATCGTGTGTTCTACGAGAACTACGTCGGCTCCATCATTGATTGGTACGCGGCGACACTGTTTCGACGCGAGCCTGTGCTGACATTTGAAGGAAGCAACGAGCGCGGCAAACGTTTCTTTACCACGTTCATGGACGATTGTGACCTCAAAGGCACAAATCTGACGGAATTTTTCCGGCGGCAGCTTGTCGAGGCACTTGTGAATGGTGTCAGTTATACGCTGGTGGACTTCCCGCGCCCCGCGAAAAGACCCGGAAACCGAGCAGAAGAAGATGCAACTGGCGCATCACGCGCATATTTCGTCAGCTACAGGGCTGAAGACCTTATCAACTGGCGACACGATGACCGTGGCGTTCTTGAGTCAGTTGTGCTTAGGACATCACACCTACGAGAAGCACAGGCAGGTGAATGGGTTCCAGAGGTGCGATGGGTCCGTTATGACCGAGAACGGTTCGCGGTATTCCAGCCGAGCGGTGATGGCGTCGCAAGAGTAGACGAGGGCTATCACGCGTTGGCGTTGCAGAAGCGCGTTCCCTTATTCGAGATGCGCGTCACCGACGGGCTGTGGCTCATGAATAAGGCAGGCCTGCTACAGCTCGAGCACTTCAACAAATCCAATGCACTTGGTTGGGCACTCACGATGGGCTTGTACGCGATGCCGGTGATTTACTCGCAGCGTGATTGGAATCAGGTAATGGGCGAATCTTATTACATTCAGCTCGCGCCAGAGGACCGATTCGGCTGGACCGAGCCAGAAGGTAAGGTATATCAAATCGCTGCTGAGAACCTGGTCCGGTTAAAAGATGAAATTTACCGAGTGTGTTATTTGCTCTCACAGGCTGGCGGTCCGATGGCCGGGATAACTCCTCAGTCGGGTCTGAGCAAACAGCGTGATTTCGCGATCACACAGGAAATCCTCCGGGCGTACGGCGATACCGTCAAAGATACCATCAAGACAGCCTTACGAGCAGTGGATCAGGCTCGCGGCGATGGTTTAGCGATTGACGTTGCTGGTCTGGATGAATTCGATATAGGTGATTTCACGAGTGAGCTGACTGACGCAGAGCGATTGCTAGCCTTGGGCATTGACTCGCCCACGCTGAGGAGACAGATATTCAAGCGGCTCGCGCTCAAATACCTGTGCGACGTCCGTCCACACGTAAAGGAGCAGATCTCCACCGAAATTGACAAGTGGGTGGGCTAGGAAGCGTAGTCGCTTGGTTACAGGCGCGGGCGCGTTGACATACAGGGAAGGAGAACAATGGACGACAGTCATCAAAAACAGGATATTCCGAATGTAAAATCGATGATTCGGGATGTTATTCAGGAGTTCGTAAACGTCGAGCACACTCGGTCGGAGCCGGCTTACAAAGCCGAACTGATTGAGGAGAGGCGCCGGCGCGAACAGTTGGAGAAGCGAGTTAATGAGCTCGTGGAGGAAAATCGGAAGAGCCGCCAGGTGGCCGACGAACTTGATCGGACTACAACGATCCGGAGTGAGTTGCAGCGGCTTGGCGTAGCTAAAGTTGATCTGGCGTTCCGGGCCATTAAGGATGAAATTCGCAGGGCGGAAGACGGCAGACTTGTCGCACAGAATGAACGTGGAGAGGTAAATCTCAGAGACTACCTGTCCGAATTCGTGAACGACAATCCTGAGCTGCTCCCCGCTCGGGTCCCGGGCGGATCAGGCGCTGGGCCAACACATTGGGCTACGTCCGGTTCAGCCATCGATATCGACAAGATCAAGCCGGGAATGAGTGCGGAAGACCTGGATCGTGTTCGCCAGGAAATCGCGCGGGTGGCATCCCAGGCTGTTCGCGGCTTGTAGACCCGTGAGGGTCGGTACGAACACAAACAAAATAGAAAAGAGAACGGTAGAAAAATGCCAAATATTACATCAGCCAATGTAGCCAACGCCATCGTGAAGCTCGTGGCCGTGGACGCCCTCCCGGCGATCATGGGAAACCTGGTCATGGGGAATCTGGTGAACCGCGATTTCGAACCCAAAGTCGGACAGGCGGGCGACATTGTTAACGTTCCGATCCCTCCGACACTGGTCGCGAACAACATTGCCGAAGGCGGCTCTGTCGTGACGCAGAATCCGAATCTCGGAAATGCGCAGATCACGATGACCACGCATGCCGAGGCAACGTTCCAAATTCCCGACGTAACTAAGGTGCTGGCGGTCCCCGACCTGCTGAAGTTGTACATGCAGCCGGCGATGATCGCACTGGCCGAGAAGATTGAGTCGGACCTGCTGGGTCTCGCGAGCCAGTTCACGTCGAACGCACCGCTTGGACAAGGTGGTGTGGCTCTGACCGAAACGATTATTGACAACGCTGAGACTGCGTTGTTCAACGCGAAAGTGCCGGCGAGTGAGCCAAAGTACTTGGTCGTCGACGGGTCTGCCTACTCAACGCTTCGTCAGATTCAGCGGTTCAGCGAATACAGGACTGCGGGTGATGCCGGCTTACGAGCCTTGGTGGACGGCAGCATCGGCAAACTGAAGGATTTCTATATCTTCAGGTCTCAGTTTGTCTCGAAGACAGGTAGTGGCCCCACGACAACGAACAACTTGGCCTTTACCAAGACTGCCCTTGGCCTGGCAATTCGGCGGCTACCACAACCGCTGCCTGGTACCGGCGCTATTGCCGAGTACGCGGAGCTCGGTAACTTTGGGATGCGAGTCATCATGAGTTACCAGCCGAACACACTTGCACAGCAGTTCACGG